AGGGAGGGACACATCTCTACGCACACGGTCATAACGATATTGATCCCTGGTCTGCAAGCCCTCTCCAAGATTCTTGAGCCATTGCAGGGATTCCTGAAACCGCGTGTTGTACAGTCCCAGGAGGTCCGGTTCACCTTTCAGAAAGGTATACGCCTCGACCAGCGAGCCATAGAGCATCGCCAGTTCTGCATTGGTGCCCAGCCAGCTGGTTCCATCTCCACTGGCCGTTATGGAAGTTGGCCGGTAGAAATAGTGCAATTCCATCGTATAATTATCATCTGGGGTGGGCGCCAGAAGGAACGTATCATTATCCCAATCGGCATAATACTTAGGCGCTCCAGTCGTCGCTGGATTCGGGGTGTAATCCTGCAACAACGTCACTTGCTTGTAGAGAAGGAACTGCTTGATCGAGGAGACAATTACACTCAGGGAGTTCTGAGATAGAAAGTCCGTAGGTTTGGCGAGATATTGGGTGCCAGAAGATACCGATCCTTGGGAGGATTTACGGAATACATCCAGCTGACACTCCTTCAGGATTCTCTCTTCGGCATTTATGATAAAGCGGTCTAATTGATTCGTAAAAGTCGTTTCGGTGCTTTGGACATAGTCCTGAATCGCCGTTTTCAGAGTGGTGAAGGTGTACGCCATATCATGAACTGAGGGTTACAGGACCAGCCGAAGCAAATCCCCCTCCTCCTCTCACATTACCTGTTGTCGCAGTGCCGCTTCCCGCGGCAAAGGTGTATCGGTCGGAATCCACCTTGGTGATTGAAAATCCATCGGAAGCTTCCAGGGCACTTTCAGTAAACCCATCAAAACCATTCGCATCCCTGAATCGGACGGTATCTCCAGTGCTTCTCCCATGACCTGGCTCAATAACGGTTATCGTGGCCGAACCACTGCTCCCGGATATGAAGGGGTTCATCTCCAGAAGAACGGCAACCGCTGGTTCCGTTCTGGCGGGTCGGCTGATACGGAGAGCTTGAGGATCTGTTATATGATGACGCGGATCCAACTGGGGCTGCTTGGGTTCAAACTCGTCTTTCCCAACCAGAAGACCATTCCACTCACGCAGCATGTTCGTCAGTTTATATGCTCTCCCGGAGCGATCTGAAATTCCAAGGGAATATTTCCCGGCGGCATAACGCGGCATATCACACCCTCAGTGACTGGAAGGTGGGAACGAGACGAAGCGGAACACCATGATCAATATCTTCTGAGGACGCTCTCTCGAACTCTTCTTCGTAGAGCATCTTCAAAATCTGAGTCCTTTGAGGGGCCTTCTTCAGGGAAATATGGTACGCCAGACCTGCGACCAGACACGGGAGGAACCGGAAGGGAATATCCGCCGTATTTGTGGCCGCATCCACATCCTGAATACGCTTTACCCTGTAATAGATGATCGCGTCCGTTGAGTTCTCGGGAGCCGGCCACAGGGTGATTGTCGGCGTTATCTGGCGATTCACATAAAACTGAGTTGGTCTTCCCTGGGTCGTTTTCGTAGGGATACTGAGATATTCCTGACGACTGATACGCGTGATGGAGATGTCCTGGCTGTCCCGTTGCACCACCGCCTCGAGAACAGAGACCGTCGCCTGAGCGTCGGCTAAACTGGGATCAGCAGAGACCGTCGTGGTAGCGGCACTTGAGGACCCTGTTATCGTTTCCGAAGCGGTGAAGGAACCACTTGGGACAGTCAGCGTCATGGTCGTAGCAGAGGGCTTCGTGATGATGTCTGCTGTAACACTGCTGGTTCCACCAGTTATCGTTTCTCCCAGACTGAAGCTTCCAGAAGCACCAACCGTCATTGTGATCGTGCCAATTGGATAAGTGGTTACAGCCGACGAAGTGGATAGCTGCGCGACCGTCTGGGTGATCTTTTCGATGGTCCAGAGATTCAGTCCGCGGTTGGCCCAGTCCGCGAAAAGAAAATTCAGGGAACGACGGGAGGTTGCGGAATCATAACCTGTTCTGAACTCGAGACCGCATCTCTCAAAGGCTTCCTCTGTAACTTCAGCCATGTCCAGATTGAAATCAACCGATCCAGAAGTTGCCATGTTCCTACTCCCAAAGAGCCAATCGCATGCCTACTACTAATTGGCCTAAGATTAAAAACCCCACTCCCCATAGAAGCTTCGTGATGAAGTCAATAGACTTTTGCAGATGAACTAGATCGTTCGTCTTTATGACATCAATCTTCTCGGAGAGGAGTTTGATATCCCCTCTGATCTCCACAAGTTCAAGTTCGTTCTTTCTCTCAAGATCAACCATCCTCTAGAACTTTTTGACACACTCTAGAACGATGGTGTACGTGTCACCAGACCCATGCCCCACTGTTGTAAACCTCAAATCTCCAGTAGGACTGGAAGCTGAGTTAACAAGACCTCCAAAAGAGGAAAAGTCAAAATCCCCCTGATAACCTGAAGGAAGCTCCGTCGCTAACGTATCGGTACTGGCATCCCACAGAATCTTTACAGAGAGACCAATCGTACTGAACCATATTTTGGTGATACGGAGATTACTACAAGCGGTACCATCTTGATGGGCCGATAAGCCGGAAACATCCACTGCCATAACGGCACTTTGTCCAGTGTCCACATACGTGTAGGCAAAGGATTTAACAAGCTTTCGAGGGCCATCTTCGATGACCTTCTCTGTAAAAGTATCGGCCATGGCCTACTCCTTGATCTCACCCGATAGCACCATCATCTTGTACTTGGAGGTTCCAGGAGGAGGAAAGTCCTTCTTGGAATCAATCCCATAAGGGTACTTAGAAGGCTTTTTAGAGCTTGTTTTAGCCCACGCCTCATTCTCAGGAGTGCTTGGGTCATCGCCAACAAACGCACCTTTCTTGGTCCGCGCTCTTGTCTTAACCATAACGACCTACTCCTTACGGTTGATCGTTATATTGAATCATACCGCTAGTGACACGTTGAGCAGCGATATTAATGTAATCACACCAGGCAGCATCGGCTGTGGTTGTCCCGGACATGGCGCAGAACCAAGGAGTAAGCGCCGAAGTGGGAATGTTACCGGTTGTCGTCGTCTTCAAGACCCGGTCCACATAGAACTCAACCTGTCCCGTTCCCTTGACGATGAAGCCAAGTGTGCGGACGTTGGTGATGTTGGAGCTTGATTCGGCGCCGTCCGCAAAATCAATCCCAGTGTCCGTCTTGGTTTCGGTTCCGCCGCTATCACAATTGGCGTAGATATCGGCAGCGCCTTCCACCAGAAGGAAACCAATCTGATTGTTCGCGGTGAAAGGAACACCCGTAGCAAAAGTACCATTCTCGGCAAGACCGACAAACATGTCCATGTCGTCAGCATCGGCCACGGCTACCCGAGTTTCAAAGTAGATATTCTTGCTGGCTTCCGCCAGGAAGATTTCATTACCCTGAATTGCACCCCCCGAATTATCAGTTGAGCCGTCGCCCGTGGATTTGGCCCATCCACCGACATGATCAGCGAGAAGCGTCAAAGTTCCACTGTTGAGGACCGACTTTGTCCAGTCATCAGTATCATCGATATCGATGCCCGTGAAATCATCGTTCTTAAAGATGTAATCCGGATTGAGCTGGATCGGAAGATTGGTAAACCATCTGCCAAGTCTATTGGAATTACTGCCGCTGCCACTGTACATGACAGGACCGGAAAAACGAGTCGTACCCATGGTACACCTCCTTACGAAAGGGTTTGCCCTAGAGTCTTCGTAAGTGTCTGCTGGGCCAGTCGCTAGGGCTGTGTAATCCCAGGGAAGAGCGGGAGAAGGTTGCCCCCCTCCCGATAGCTTTGATTGAGGTTACGCTCCGGGTGAACCGAACACGCAACGCGGATCTGAGTATCCGTAACTATAACGCTCCCGGGCTTTAAACCTTACATTCCCGGTATCGAAGTCACCCTCCATCTTCGTGGACATCGGCATCCGTTCGAAGTGGATAAAGCCGCGGGGAGCATCGGTCCTGATGAACCAAGCATCCGTGTCCGTCAGATAGTGGTTAACGACATAGCCCTGTGGAAGCATACCCATGTTCCGCATGGCATTGATGTCGTTGTCCGCAGTGCCGGGACGAAGAGTGGATTCAAGAAGACGATCCGCCACGAATTGCAACGCTGGCGGAATAATCATCTTCATGCCACGAACAGAAACCTTCAGGCCACGCTCATCGACAAAAGCAGCGATGTCGATGATAGCATTCTCAAGGCTCGTCTCGTTAAGGTCTGCGGCTGTGCTCGGCTCATTGCGAAGATCGTTGTTGTTCACAAGAGGATGATCCGTAGCACACAACTCTTTACCGTCGCCGCCCGTAAAGGTGCTATCGAAAGCATTATTCAACGTAGCAGCACCCTTCACCTGTTTGGTGTTGGCCATGCTACGCGCCAAAGCCTTCGTATAGCGGGAAGCTAAACGGTCATAGAGATTATCCTCGATTGCCTCTTCCGTGATGGAGAAAGCAAGCGCGATAGTCTCATGCGTATATCGAGCGGTATACGCTTCCTGTGCATCATCGAATGAAATAGCCGTTCCCTCTCCTTTCACAGGTGCCGTTTGGAACCCTGAAAGCATAACTTCCTCCTCAAATGCACGTTCTGAGGATTCAGTATCATAGATCTGGGCTGCTTCATCAGTGTACCTGGCGTACTCAAGACCAAAGAGGGCATTGAGGCCAGGCTCTAGCTCTTTCGCTAGTTGCGCTCTGCTAATAGCCATATCTCAAGCCTCCTATACGCCGGTCATTGCAGGAGTACCAACCACAATGCCGCCTTCTGGGGCATTAAAGTTAGTGGTAAACCTGACAATGGCACCGATACCCGCCGCCGTAAAATCAGCGTTCTCCGGATCGTCGACCCAACCCATGATCCTCACCGAGAGACCAGCGGTTGCGGCAATCGTACTGATCGCCAGACGACACAGGGAAACACCCGTGGCATCAGTGCCCGTTGTAGCCGTGGAAAAGTCTGCATTTGCGAAAACACCCGCTCGGGCAGTAGCTTTACTGGTCCAAGTAGCATCAGTCGCAACTACGAACAATTGACTGGGATCGTCAGTAACAAACGCCTTAACGGGATGGTTACTGTCGGCCCCAGAACCAGGCCAGTAGTTTTTCCAGACAGTCTTGCCTGTGGTGGAATCTACATACTCACAGCCTTGGAAAGCACCCAACATCGCAACAGTACCACCATCAGCCGCTCCTACAATGTCAATATACCCCGTGGAAAGGGGTATAATAGGAGAACCGTGATAGATCTTGTTGCTATTGCCGTTTGCAATCTCATACATCGAGTAGGCAGACACCCCCGTGGAATTAGCCCCTGACCCCAACTTACTTAGGGGACGAAGGCCGAAACTTCCATTTGAGTTAGCCATCTACATCTCCTAGTCCTCTTCTTTCTGAGGACCTCCAAAAGTGACACGAGATTGCCGATCAGGCTTGCTGATTGGCATCGCCGGATGTTGCTCACGCGCAAGGTCGTTATCAACAGCCGTCATTTGATTCTGAGTCATGCCGCGAAAGTATTCGCCGCGTTCTTCAGCAATCTCAACTGGAATCCTTGCAAGCAGAAGACCACCCACACCTATGACACCGGCATGCTTGCCGTCATCGACAGTCGGAATGTCGAAATCAGGGAATTCCTCACCGCGTACCAGTTCCCATCCCTCTCGAGAGCGAGCTGATATGTTCTTGCGGTCATCAACGCCCATATATTCGGCCCGGATCCATCGATGTTTGTATCCTTCCGGAGCAGGTGGTGCGTCCAACACGGACGGGGGCTTCCAAGGTTCTCTGCGCGCTTGCTTTGCGCGAGTTTCATTATCTCTCGGCGTTCTCGTAGACTTCTGGTGAGTTGTGGTCTCAATAGTCATGGCTAATCCTTCACATATTTTGCATATTCTTCAAGGGGCACGTTAAGCCTCTTCGCAATTGCAACCTGTGAAGGCGTTAACCGCACAGTTTTCCGTCCACTTCTGTTGCGGGATGCGGAAGATTCAGCTGACGCAACCTTTCTTCCCCCGTTTGATCTAGCTTTGGAGTCGAATTTATTCGGAAATTCGGTCCTAAGTCTCTTATCAAGCTCAGAATAGTATTCATCCGTTGAAGCGTCAAGTCCCTCATCCTCGATGAGGCCGCGGTGAATACCAAAGGCCCCGTATGTCATTACCTCATCCCGACCAAACCATTCATTTCGAGATGCCCATGCTTCTGCCTTGGGATCTGGGGCAATTTGCTGGGGCAATGCAACGGGTTGCTGTGGAGGGGCAACGGGTTGCTGTGGTGGAGGGGCCGCCCGTGCAGCATCAAGATGGGTTTTCTGCACACTGAGTTTTGCCAACTCCTCTTGTGCGTCAACCATTTTCTCCACATCACCCGTTTCATGGGCTTCTTTGAGAATTCTCTTGGCTGTCTCGAGTTCGCTTGAAACCCGTCCATCGAACTGTTCCTGAAAGCCCTGACCCAAGGCACCGATACGATGCTTCAGCGCCTCGTTTTCCTTATGGACATTCTCCGCGTACTGAATGGCGCTCTGTTTCTGGCGCTCTTCCTCACGGAACCGTTTCGTCAGATTGCTGATACGGTTCCGAACGCTAGTACTGTAATCCTCGAGTTCATCGTCAGGTTCAGAAGACGCTTCGATCTCGAGTTCAGGTGCAGGACTCTCTTCTTCCTGTGGTTCGGGAGGAAGTTTTACATTAACGGCGCTTTCTTCCATATCTCCAACGTCAATCGGGGTTTCTTCAGGCATGGTCTCTCTCCATGGTTACTTCTATACGTGCTTTATGTCATCCGGCTCCAGAATGGTCGCGATGACCTCATCGTCATTGATGATACGGACTTCGCCGCCATCAATCTTGAACCGGGCGCCGGCATAACGGCCAATACACACCCAGTCGCCTTCTTTGCACCAGCTTCGTTGATACCCAGGTGCCGGAAGATCAGCAAATAAGTCGTCGTCGCCAAATTTTGCGCTATCCCGGTAGGCCAAGGGACCTACCTTTAAAACATAAGCAACTACCGTTGCCAGAGCTTCGCGATCTATGACGGCATCGGGGATGTGTACCCCACCCTCTGTGACCGCTTTTCCCATGTAGGGCATCACAAGAATGCGCCAGCCGGTAGGCTGCGGAAGTCTTTCGCTAAGTTTCTTCTCAAGAAGAGCGGGGTCCAGAACCTTCGCTTCCTTGTTCACATAGGCATCAGCAGCAACAGCGTTTTTACGGGCCTCTGCTACATGATCGGGTACAAAAAGAGTTTTGGTCATTCTTCCTCCGAAGATTGCAGGATATCCCTGATTTCCTGTTCACAAAATTCAAGTCCCTTGAGTTCACCAACAAGTTGCTTGTACTCCTCTAAATTCCTCGGCCCCCCTTGAAGGATTGCGGTCTGCGTAAGTTCGATACGGGATTGTATGGCTTTCAGAATAGAGTATGCAAAGGTGGTCGGATCAGACATCCCTAGAAACTGCCCGCAAATCCTTTGCCTTTGACGGCACCGCCTTTGGAGTATTTGACGGCACCACGTTCCTTGAACTTCATGCCGCCCTGCATGTACCCGAGTTCATCACGCGTTACGCCACCCATATTCATTCCATCAGGAATATTAAGCGTCTCGCGCGCCCTCGCCTTTTGTTCAGACGTTGCTCGAGCCAAAGTTTCCTTAGATCTGGCTCTATCATCCATATCGGTCTGTGATCCGGTAGGATCGCCGTATATAATTCCCATAGCTTCATTTACAGTGGCCTGAGACACAGGGTCCTCTGGAGCGGTCCCTCCCCCCGCGAAACGCGCAGCAGTAACCGCTTCCTCAATACCCTCTTCAGTGTACGGGTATCTCTTTCCATTCACGATAGGCATCAGAATGTCCTCGTCTTTCTGGCGATACCGCCGTCGTTGCGGTTCAAATAGTTTCCTTCTGCGTT